TTTTACACATTCATTTTGTAAGTTCCCAGAGCCATCATTTTCAGCGTAAAAGGTAATATAATTTTCGTGGTCAATCGCCATCATTACGCTTTCTTCAAATCCAGCAGCACTTGCAGAAGTAATATCCTTATCGAATAAAGTCTGAAAACCTGCGTCATCGCCGAGATCAATAGGGAAAGAAGAATTGTAAACACCTGCAATTGAAATATCACCATCTGTATTAACACCAAAGACCGTTGCATCATCACTGTCATTTCCAGTAATTATATTGGTTGAACCGTCATTTGTTGTTCCTGTTGCGGTAAATAAACCACTTGTGCTAAGAGTAGTAAATGCGGCGGTTGAAGGTGTTGTAGCGCCAATAGTAGTAGCATCTACTGTTCCTCCGTTAATGTCCGCAGTTGTAGCAACCAAAGAAGCAATAGTACCCAAACTTGTGAGTGAGGAAGCTAGTACAGCTCCTCCTAAAGTTGTAGCATTAAGTACAGAAGCATTGTTAATCTGATAGTCATTTCCTGCAACTAAATCAATCCCATCAGCTCCTAACTCACCTCCGTTTGTTACTGTTAAAGCTGTACCTAGAGTAACACTTGCAGGTAAGCTAACAGTTACAGTTTGATTGGAAGCTACAGTTGTAATTTCATTTGCTGTACCAGCAATTGTAAGAGATTGAGAATCTAAATCTATTGCTCCAGTTCCAGTATCACCAGCAGTATCTAAATCCTGTGCTGTTACATTAACATCAACATATCCTTGCGTAACAAGTTTATCATCATTTCCAGCTCCACCTGCGGTAATAGAAGCTATTTGGGTTGTAGTACCTGCTATTCTAATATCTAGTTTATCATCTGTAGTCCAAGCTATTTCATTATCCGTATCTCTGCCTATCGCCCCAGTTGTTGTATAATCACCAGTACCTAAGTCAATAGATGTGAAGCCAGATGTTATAGAACCAGCGTTAATAGCTCCTAAAGCTGTAAGTCCTTTCCCAAAATTAGCAAAAGTTACCTTCCTATCTAAAGGTGTAGTTCCTGGATCATTAACCACATAAATAATGTCAGTAGAGATCGGTGCGGTTAATTCCGTCAAAGCTACTATATTTTTGTCTGCCATTGTATAAAGGGTTATTCGACTTGTAGCATATAGCTACCGTCAACAAATAAAATGTTACTACCCTCGACATATTCGAGGTTGTTTTGTACTAAGACATCAGAATCCACGTCTGATCCTCCTAGTTCTATGCCTATTGCTATTGAGATTGGTGACATAATTAAATTATGTTATTGTAAAATATTTGCTAGAACCACGCTACAATTCCAGTCGCTGTAGTACCAGTTGCCCAGATTTGCTCTGTGCTAATAGGATGTATAATTCCGATTGCAAGAGTTGCTGCTGGAAGTACCACTTTAGTACCTTGTTCGTTTGAGATAGCTAGATCACCTGCTACTTCAACTGAGATACCTCTGCATTTTTTTACTTCACTATTATATTCTAGTAAAGCAGTATCTGATGCTGTGACCAGCACTGGTTTATCTGATGAATGTGAATAGAAATCTGCCATAATTATTAAATTAAGAAATAAGATTAATTTTTATATTCCATAGAAGCGCGGAATTGATCTCATAATAAATTGTTCAGTTGGAGGCTGATCTAGTCAGCCCCCTCAAAACCATTAATTGTGTGTATGGAATTGTATTTGATAGGAAGATTATTTTTTCACCTCATCCTTCTTAGGTGACTCCTTTTTTGGAGTGTCTATTTTGAGCAAGTTTATAACTTCTTGATAAGCACCCTGAAGTTGCACTTGTCTTGCTTGATTTTCACTTAGCTTTTTTGAGAGTTCTGAGTGGGATGCTTTTAGGGCATCGAACTCTTTCTCAATTTGAGCTTTGCGACTTTCAAGCTTTGTTTTTACTTCATCAGCCATGATTAAGTGGGTTAATAAATAGATTAAGCGGCTACGGCTTTGATAACAGCGTAGTTGATTATAATTGCACCTTCTTCTGCTGTAGTACTTGAGTTGTTGTCTACAGATATTTCACACGAACCAGCTGCAACAGTTACTACTTCAATGTGAGTAACACCCGAAGTGCCAGCAATGAGGTCTGACCCTGATTGTTGTGAAACAACAACGACATCACCAATAGCTATTGTGGAGTTTGTGAAAGTAAACTCTGCACTTGCTCCAGCAGCTAAAGATGTAGTGTCTGTTTGAATTGTTCCTGAAAGTGTATTTGAAGTTACTCCAGTTGAACGATTTGTAATCTGCGTAACAGCAGCACCTGCTCCTGTAGCATAACCAATACCAGCACCAGTTGCAGCGGATGAAGTTATCCCTGCACCACAAGTAACATTACCTGTTAGCGTAGAACCTAGAGCAACAGTCAAAGCACCAGCAGCTGCTAGTGTTCCTGTTACAGCTACACTTCCAGCAAGTGAGCCATCTAATGTAGCAGTAGCATTTAGATAAATTTTGTCTGAATAGGTATTAGCCCAGTATACAGAGCTAGAACCTAGATCGTCTGTAGAATCAGTATCACTAATAAGTGAATCATTGATTGCCACAGAAACTAGGTTACTTAATGCTGGATTTGCACCAGCACTAGCTGAAGTTGGAATTGAATATACAGTACCGTCTACATTCATTCGAAAATTAGTACCGTTGTATGTTATACCTCCCTCTGTTTCAGGATCATTGGCTGACACTAGCATCTGCATCTCCTGTGTGTGGAATGGGCTTTTAAACACCATTCGGGATTCTTTAAACATATTATTATAGGGTTGTGACCCAAGGGTTATTTTGTGTGACAGTACACCTCACACTAGCTAGTCGAATTAAAGTTGAGGGTTACAACGCCACCCTCGGGGCTGTTTTGTTTAGATATTTATAGTCATATCTACTAAGCGGTCTTCATCTCTGTGGAATACATTTTTACCAAACAGAGTATGGATAGCGTAGTTAGTTTCCATTGGGCGCTTAGGAAGTGGAGCAGAAGCCATTGTAGGGTTGATCTGCATACCTAAAGAAATAGCTCCAACATCTCCTAAGAGAAGTGAACCTGTTTCTGTTCCTAGAGCGTTGTTACCATCAGCAGAATCTGTGGAAGCATTAAGCTTACCAAAACCTGTAATAGTAGAAACATCAGAACCAGAGAAAGCACCAGCACTAATGCCAGCATTTTGCATCTTACGTCTGTTCTCTACAGATACATCTATATAAGTAGAAGCACCTGGTGTACCAGTTCCATTGATAGCTAGTAAGAAAGTAGCTTGATTCTCTCCTATGTTAGCCTCAATAGAGATTTCACCTGCATTTGTAGCAGTTCCATCTGCTACAAAAGTCCAAGTAACTCCAGCAACAGTGAAAGTTTTTCCTGCGGTATTGATAGTGTCCATTGTATAAGCAACGGAAGTTGGAAGGTTATTACTCATATAGACTTTGAATCCTGCCTGTGAGTTACCTACGAATCCATTCATAAGAGCATTGTCAGCGACGTTGAAGCCGTTAGCAACTTCTGACTGAGCCAATAGAGCCATACGTTCAGGGTCAAGTACAGCGAATTTAGTTCCTTCTGCATTTGAACGTTGAAGTGATGCTAGAGCATCAGTCATTTTCTTATAAATAGTAGAAGCGTCTAGAGTTCCACCAGTAATAGTGTTACCAGCGTTATCTATTCCTTCTTTTAAAAGTTTCTGGTCAATATCAGATGCAATACGGAAAGCAGCTTGATTAGCCATTAAAGCATTGATAGTTTTATCCTCAGCTTGAGCCTGTTGGTTAGGATCTAGAGTAAAAGTTGAAGCCCGAGATTGATCTATTGCCATTGTATCGCTAGTAGCGGTGTTTGTGTCAATAGTTAGATCAGTTCCAGGTGTATAGGTCTGAACACGCATGTCAGTTGTGTACGGAAAGTCGATTGATTGTCCTGAGCGTAGTTGAGCTCTAAACTCTGTTCGAGCTATTGCTGTAGCAACTAAACGCTGATTCAGGAATGCCTGCACCTTTGGCATAAAGTTTACTGGTGCTAAGGCACTATGTACATTAGCCATATTATTATTGGTTAGATTAAATAAAATCTAACCCTCTACCCTATTTCACAAGATTTCTAAGATGTTCGTTAATCTTTTCTTGTGGTACATTACCCACTACTTCGGAGAAAGGAACACTATCAATGTCAATCTCTCCTTTTGGTTTTAATGTACTTGGCTGTGGAATGACCATGCTCCGTCTCTTGTCACTTAATCCAGTGAAGTCAACTTTTGCAATCTCAGAAGCTAGACTTAGAGCTTGAAAGTCAGATAGTCCCTTTTCTTTGAGAAGCTTGTGCTTTTCATTAAGGGTAACTTTTTGTTCTTTGGTTAGCTTCATACTGCGTAAGGTATCATAGAGGTCTTGGAATTTAATGTCTTCCCTTTCTTCTTTGATTGCCTCTCTAGCGAGTTCCTTAGCAATAGCCTTATGGTCTACTTCAGGTTCGCTATCTACAGCTTTGAGATAAGATTTAGCCCACTCTTGTGCTTTTGGTATATCTTTTAAGGTTTTTTTACCTTCGTCGATATCCTTTTGCAAAGAACGGATAATCTTTAGTTTTTTTTCCTCAGCCTTTGAGGGAACAGTGTCTGTCTCTATAGACAGTTCAGTGTCTTCTTGCTCTTGTTCAGTTTCTGATTTCAGGTCGGGAGTCTCTTCCTCCTTCGGTGAATCAGTTGTGTCAGTTGCATCTTCAGCAACTTCAGTTTGGTCGGTGTCAAAGAGTTGTTCAGCGACCTCGTGTGTTTCTTCAGACATAGAAATTGGGTTATAAACTCACTAAATTATGAGTTAGGTTTTGGGTCTTAGCCTGCCGACTTAGACCCAGAACTCAACTCGTTATCTTTCATTTCCTTATAACATTTCTCTGCAAAGTTTGGGAAGGCAGATAGTCCTGCTTGAAATGCTTCTAGTTCTCTCTCAGTGAACTTGTTCTCTGAAGTCCACTCGATAAATTCATTTATACCTATGATGTGAATGAGGTCAGCATACTCCCACATATTAGCGAGAGTATGGACGTTGGTTTCATCTCCTAGTATTGATTCACAAGGTTTATCTGTCTGTCCTTTGTTCTTAATTAGTTGGTTTATGAATCCCATTCCATAGTTTTAAAGTTAAATTGCTGGCTGTTTCTGAGATAAGTTAGCACCTAGTGCCAATCTGTCAGTTCCTGATACTTGTGGGTCTGGTGCTTCTTGTGGAGCTCCACTTGGTGCTTCCATACTTGCTACGAACTCTGAGCCTGGAATATCAATTCCATCTAACTTGTTAAGTTCGTCCATAATCTTAACGTAGGCTGGAGTACCTGGTATTGTTCTAGAAAGTGCCATTCCATACTTTTCACGTTGGACTATATTACTCGGAATACTACCAGTTCTTGCATTTACCTCTACAAAGTAATTTCTACTCTGTAATTCCTCAGATACCATACCTAATGTAATACTCTCTACTCGTTCATCTCCTAACTTAGTTGTTAGATTTACTGGTAGTTCGTTTTTAGTTTGTATGAACTCTTTAATCATATCAATAGTTATTTCTACTGCAACCTGAGTTTCTGATGCATTCCATTCCATTATCTGTTTGACGAATGAGTTAGCGTTTTCCTCTAAGGCTAGTATTTCTGTGGCTGTTTTAGTTCCTCCTACGTCTAGTTCATCTATGTTAATACCTAATCTTCTTATCTCTTGGTCAAGTCTATCGAACACAGCTTGCCACTCGTTGAATAGGTTTTCGGTAGTTAGTGTCTGACTAGCAATAGCATTTCCATTAGGGTCATTAGCGGAGCGTTCCATAGGTACATATCCTTTCTGACCTGATGCTCTCATCTTATTAGCCATCTTTAATCTGTTGAAGAACTTAGCAGCTTGACCTTGAGGTAGAGAGATTAATTCAATCGGTAGTGTGTTATCTGAGATATGAGCTACCTCCATATTCATCAACTGTCTACTTATGATTGCTAATTTGTATAGTAATTGTCCTATACCATAATTCCAAAAACCCTCACTTGAAGGAATACATATAAATTGAAGTATAGGTATATATGCTTTGTCGTCTTTTACAAATGGGTAATTCTTTTTGGTGTACTTTTCTCTAATCGTATTACCTGAACCTGCATATATTACATAAGTTTCCTCTGATAAGTCATAAGCGTGAGCCTCTTCTACGATTTCTTTTAGTTTCTGTTCTTGGTCAAATGTTCTTTGTTGGTCTTTAACTGTTGTGTTGGTTCGGTTGATACGTCCAACTCCTACCTTTCCTTTCATCTCTGGGTACATATTTAGGTATTCGTCATAACCATAGGAATAAATTATAGTTACCTTCTGAGCTGAACGTCCTTTTCCTGGCATTCTTATCCCTGTTGCAAAGTTATCTGTGAATACGTTTTTATTTGTTATAGTGGAGAACTGTATAGGTATATCTCCCTCCTCTGCTCCAATTTGAATTAATCCATCTCCATATAATAATAAATCAAAGAATGCTCCGTTCTTATCTCTAAGAGCTGAGTCATATCCTCCTTTGTCCATCACTGTCCCTACACCTCCTGTGACTATTTTCTCTGCTACACTGTGAACTAATGGGTCTCTACCTTGAGCATCACCATGTATCGTAAAGTCTAAGGGTTTCATTCTAGAGGCTGTTCTCCATATAGCTTGATAAAGTCTCTGTGAAGATAGCTTACGAGTTCCTTTAGGGTCAGTTACTAAAAAAGCCTCAGAGAATAGTCCCTGAATAGAATCTATTATTGAGTCTTGTAGATTACGAGTAGAGAAGTTATCATTAATAACCCTCAGAGAGTCTTTAACTGCTTTATCTGTGGAGTTGTCTTTTACGTTTTGATTTAATTCTGCCATAATTGAACTTTAAAGGACAAGTTTGGCAGGCTTGCATCTATTTTAACATAGGTTTATTAAAAAGTAAATTATCTTTTTCAATCTCTAATAGTTCTTGACAGTGAGGACATCTAATGACCTCTAGTTTATCTCTTGATGTTATGTAGTATATCTCATCGTAACCACAGGTACAGAGGAAGTTATATCTCATTTCTTCTTTTTAGGTGGCACACACATGATTCCAACTATCTCGTCTTATAATTGTACCGACACAACCGAATGAAACTCCGTATATATCAGCTATATATTGGTTTGTGAGATTGGGAAACCATATTTTTAAGTTACGAATAAATCTTATCTGTCTTTCTGTGAATTTTGACATACCATGCTTTTCGCCCTTACAACTTTCCTGAAGACCAGTGTCATAAGAGTGTTGCCTGTTTTCACTAGCAGTTACCCATTCGAGGTTATCTGCATTATTATTTAACTTGTTACCATCTTTATGGTTACATTGTGGCTTATTATTTTCGTTACTACAGAAAGTTTCCAATACTAAGCGATGAACAGTAGTAGTTTTTCTTATAAGACTAGTACATAAGCTAACTACTCTATATCCAGTTCTACTAACACTACCAACTAAACACTTATCACCTTTTATTGTACCATTACGTTCCAAACTCTTCACATTGCCAAAGTTTGAGATTTGATAACAACCTTCGTACCCTTTGATGTCTTTGAATGTTTCCATTATTTTTTGCACATATTACAGGTACAGTTCATAGCGTGTTTAGGTGAATTAGTTATTGTATGGTCTGTAGGTGTCTTACAATCCTCACAATCTTCATTGGTCTTATTAGCGTAGTGAATGTGCTTCTTAGCCTTCTTAGTTGGTTTCTCCTTTAGGCACTTATTACATAGAAATGGATAATCATTACCATAGTCTAACAAGTCAGGCATATCTTCTGACCCACACTTTTTACATACTACAACTTCTACTTTACCACAAATTACATTAGATGCATTTGTTAGCTTACTTGGAGTAGGTTGTTTAGGGAAGCTAGGTTCAGTAGGAACCCAATACCTTAAAGCATCAAGTATATATTGGTTCATGGACTTCTTTGCCTCCCATGCTTTGTCTTTTATTTCGTCGAACATCTCTTCTGACATTCGTAGTGTCGTTGTTTTCATAGATAGCATTGTTATCATTCATATCAATGATATCATAGATAGCATTATATTACAAGAACTCTTCCATAGCGTTCTCAATATCCTCCTCATACTCCATGCCTTTAATCTTAAACTGGTCTAAAGGTCTAGGTTCTCCTAAGAACTCACTAACTACTTCGTCATAATCGCCTTTGTCTTGCCGTCTAAACACCGATAGCCCATATCTAATTGCATCCATTGGGTCTGAGTATTGGTGCTCAGGTTTGTTTAATATCTTACCGTCTTTATCTGTTTCCCATAGGTAGTTACGATAACATCTGATTGTGTTCACTGACCGCTTAGTTAAGCTAATCTTCTGGCTTTGAACGAAGTCTATGCCCTCACTAACACTCCCCTTACCTTTCTTAGCTCCAGCTATATTTATACCCTCTAGGCTAATCTCATCAATAGACTTAGGCTCTGCACTATCGGCTACTACTAGCGTTGCAGTGTCCTCTGTGTTTTTGATTGCTGTGGCTATCTGAGTATTTCTCATACCAGTTTGGTAAAACTCTTCGTCAATTATATAGCCGTCATTGTACTTATAGATTGAAACTAGCACACTTGGGTCATTACTATATCCGAAATCTAATCCTCGACTTACAAGTGCTGCTTCATGTGGAATACTGTCTATAATCTGCCAGTCTTTATATATCTTACCCTCCACCTCTCCTAGCTGTCCTAAGCCATAAACTGCCCACCAACCCTTACGATTCTTACGCTGTTCAATCGAGTCTATAATCTGTTGAGATAGTCCTTCGTTGTCGAGATAGGTAAGTGTAAGTTCCTCTACGTCATCTCGTTTACCTTTAATATCAGTATAATACCAGAACTCATTAGTTGGATTCCAGTCTAGGAAGATTAAATCTTTAGTACGAACCTCAAGCTCCTCAAAGGCACTGAATGGTATATTATTGCACTCATTTAAGAAGAGTCTATCTCTACGACCACCTCTCAGTTTCTGTGGTTGGTCAGCACTGAAGAACTCAATCTTAGAGCCAGTCTCAAACGTATAAGTGTTATTGGTCTTATCCCATAGTGTATCTTTGAAATAGTTATGACCCTCCATTATATTCAAAAAATCCCTCACAGCTCCTCTACGAAGATGTGGGAATGATTCTGACACCACACTGGTTAGTGTTC